CAAGGAATTGCGAAAGGTGCAAATGCTATAGGTACAGGTATTGGCAATGCAGCTAGTGCTACAGGTCAAGGAATTGCGAAAGGTGCAAATGCTATAGGTACAGGTATTGGCAATGCAGCTAGTGCTGTTGCTAATAAGGCAGGTGAAATTGGTGCTGATATTAAGAAAGACTATACTTCGAGTTCACAAAACGCAGCGGTTGAACAAGTGAGAAAACTTGCCACCGAATTAAAATCAAAAATTGACGCATTGAATGTTAGCATTCAAAAGAATGGTGGTACACCAGTCAACCCAAATCAAATTCTTAGTGTTGTTACCAATCAACTAAGGAGTGGTAAAAGTGGTGGAGATATGGATTTAAGTAATTATGGCGCAACTAATGAGGATGTCAATCCTTTAGCAACATCTGCAACACCAGTAACAACAGCAAAAGTAAGTACAGATAAAGCAGTAATGGCAGGTGGGAAACCAAGTGTTAATACATACGTTGACCCAAAAGGTGCTGCAAGTAAAACGGGAGGATTGCCAATAACTGATGTTCCAACAACATCAGCATCTGCACCAACAAACACTAATGTTAGTTCAGATAAAGCAACAGTTAGTGCAGTTACGTCTTTAGCTACAAACGCAACACCCACTACAACAGCAAAGGTAAGTACAGATAAAGCAATTATGGGAGAAGGTCTTCCAGCAGATGCAGGTAACGTAGAAGTACAGCCAAATATGCTTAAAGAAATCGAAAACGAAGAACTTGAAACTGGAGACGAAGAAACGGGTAGTGAAGAAACTGCCGAAAAAATTAATGGTGACGAATTCACTGGCGATGAAATTTCGACAACAGAACCAGAAGTAAATACAGCTCCAATTGAGTTTGGTAGTGGTTCACAATCATTAGGTGTTGCTGGATTAGAACCAAGAGGTGCTGCAACTAGTACAATAGACATAAGCGTTGATGGAAATACAAAGCAACTTAATATCCAAATGAGCGAATCTGAAAAGAAATTCAGAAAATATGTTCGTACTCGTTTAGAAGAAAACGCCGGACTAAGAAAGCCAATTCTTGCTGAAAACGCAAAATCGGATAAACTAAAACAAATTGACAAATTAATTGATAGTCAATACACACTATATAAATCGGTCGTAACAAAAAAGAAATAATTGTTAGTTGAGTTTTTAAAAAAGCCACAGTAATTTGTGGCTTTTTTTTTTATTGTGTATTTATAGAAAAACAATAGCATGATCATGAAAGAATCTCTTGAAGACGATCTCAAACTAATTTACGTAATGAAGATAGGCTATAATCACAGGGGGGATGCAACATACGAATTCATTTTCTCGAATGATGAAACCAACATCGACATAGAGGGTTGGTCATGGGATTTAACTCCAGCGTGCGATAATGCATTACCACCTGCGGAGGATTTTATTAGTAAGGTATACACACTAAAAACAACAACATTTGATTTATTTTGTTTACATGAGGCGGTTGACAGACCATATATGCACGGATACCATACGATACATGCGCTAGCCTACGAAATCGAAAGAAAAGAAGGTGCAAACGGATTTGCTCAATACGAAGAACTAATTAGTGATTCGGAAGATATGCCATTAATTGTTTTTCATTATGGAATGACATTAAGTAAAATTAAAGAAATATTATATAGAAGAAAAATAGCTCTTAAGACTAATGAATTTGTTGAAAGTTCAACAATAAAATTTTAAGTTAATGGCAAAAACTATTGTTAATAATCTTGTTGTTGAAAACGAATCACTATTTCCGGAACACGTTCCAGTGATACCATACGATCCATCAAAAGAACTACAAAAAGAAGAATCTAGAAAATTAGCAAAAAAGATTCGTGAACAAACAGGTAAAGTAGAGCCAATTATTATAACAAAATCCGGTGAAGTAAAAAAAGCTGGAGATTTAACCAAAACAGAACAAGAAGACGAAATATTGAAATGTATTGTCAATCCAATATATTTCATTGAAACATATTTAACCATTTTTGACCAGACAGTTGGTATTGGCGGTTTAATTGTACCATTTAAATTATTTGTATTTCAAAAGAACTTAATTCGAACATATATTGATAACCGATTTGTTATTGCCAATAAATATAGACAAGCTGGTATTTCAACGACAACCTGTGCATATATTGCATGGTACGTTATGTTTAATAAAAATCGTAGTGTTGCTATTATTGCAGATAAACTAGAAACAGCCAGAGACGAATTAATGAATGACGTCGTTGATTTTATTGATAATTGTCCAGATTGGCTCAGACCCAAAACAGGTAAAGAAACTGAAGGAAAATTCAAAGATACTCAAAAATTAAAAAGATACGACAACGGCTCACAGCTAGGTGCGTTTTCTTCAAAAGGTCTTCGTGGATATACACCAACATTATTATTTTGGGATGAAACTGCATGGACTGAAAAAAGTGGTAAGTTCTGGACATCTGCTAAGCCAACATTACAAACGGGGGGTTCTGCAATTATGGTTTCAACACCATCAGGACTCGATGAAGTGTTTTACAAAATCTTTAATGGGGCAAGAAAAGGAAAGGGAAATGGTTTCGTTGCTGTAGAATTGTGGTGGTTTAATGATCCAAGATACAATAAAGATTTGGTTTGGTTGAGAAATAAAGGTAAAGAAAATGAAATAGTATTTAAAGACGAGGATTGGGATAATGAACGCAGAATTAAATTAATGGATGATGGTTGGGAAGCAAGTTCTCCTTGGTTTGAAGAACAAGTTTTAAATGCCAATGGTGATATGCGAGTTATTGCACAAGAAATACTATGCGTCTATGGTGATGCCATAATTACCATTAGAAACAAAAAAACAGGAAAAATTGAAAAAGTAACAATTTCTTCATTTTATAGTAGATTTGACGAACAAAACATTTCTTGTGTGTATTTATTATAAATATGAACAAGAACGAACTCATTAAAAATATAGAACTGATTAATCCGAAAGATTTCGCAATGGCGGGTGGAGTTGCTCGGTTTAATAAAACCCATCCCAAGCTATTATCGGAAATAAATAAACATACTCTTGAAATTCAGACATATTTTTCAAATAAACGTTTGTCGGCAAAATTGGTATATTTGAAAAAATATCAAGGAAAAATTAAAAACATTACAACCAATGGAAGTGTGATGATTTTTGATCCAAAATTGTTTGATTTTAAATTAGCTAACATTAATACAGCGCAAAAACAATGGGATGAATGTAGAATTGGGCTGCTGTCTGTTATGGAATATTATACCATAAACGAAACAAAAAAATTGTTGTCTGACTCTAATGGCAAATATTATGGTAAATCTGGGAACAGAAAACTTTTAAGAGACAATAAAAAACTATTTGTAAGTCTTTATCACCATACATCATTTTTGAATTCATTAAATGGTAACCTAAAAAAGTTTTCAATGAGAATATATATTTTAATAAACGACATACAAACTGAATGTTTAATACATAAACACATGAAACATTGGAAATTTAATGATGGAATATTCACTATTGTTTGTAGTAAATGTGAACCCAAATATCCATCGCCCGACTTTTTCAAGAAAAAATATGGAAACGATTGGGAAAAACACCTGAAGGAACGCCAAATTAAGGTGTCTCATAATAAAACAAATAGTTTAATGTGGTTTAAGAAGAAATATGGAAGCGATTTAGGTGTAATTAAATATAGAGAATCTGTTACAACTAAAATGACTGCTCTAACAAAATTAAAAGCAAATAGATATAGTAAAATATCTCAGGAATTATTTTGGATGATATATAATCGGCTAAATGACAAATCTGAAGTATATTTTCCCGAACTTAATTTTGAATACGTTTTAAGTATACCCAAAAAATACAATCATAACATGACAGTAATGATGTTAGATTTTAAACAACGCAATAAGGTTATTGAATATAATGGAAAATATTGGCACTCTAAAGAGAGAGATAAGATTAGGCGTTCGATATTAGAGGACATGGGTTATGATGTTTTATTTATCGATTCTGACGAATTTAATAGAAATAACAAAAACGTAAAAATAATAGAAAAATGTATTAATTTTTTACAATGAAACTAAATAAAGACTATGAAATATTAAATAGTTCGGGTGAATTTGTGAATTTTTTTGGAATTGAAAAATCTCACAAAGACATTGGATATAAAGTTACTTTACATAATGATATGAGTATTGTTGTTAGTGAAGATCACATTTTTTTAGCGTCATCTAAAAATATGTACGTTAAATCACTAGTACCAAACATTTCATATATTACAACAATAGATGGAGATTTTTATGTTAGGTCTGTTGAGAAAATTAATGGTTGTGATTTTTACGACATTGTTGATTCTGAAAATTGTGAATATTTTGCAAACGGAATTTTAAATCATAATTGCTCATTTTTGGGCTCTGGAGATAATTTTGTCGCTGAAGTTTATCTTAAACGAATAGAAGAAAATGAAATAAAAGTACCAATTCGTCAAGAATATCTTGATAGAAATATGTGGATATTTGAAGACCCAATATTGGGAGAAGAATATATCATAACAAACGATGCATCGCCCGGACATGGTGAAGATAATTCAACAATAAACATTCTAAAGATAAATGAAATAGTTGAAGAAAAAATAATAACCAAAAACGGCAAAACAAAAAAAGTAAAAGTAAAGAGACATAAGGTAGAACAAGTTGCCGAATATTATGGTAAAGTAACTCCCCAAACACTAGCAGAGATTGTATATCAATATGGAAGAATTTATAATAACGCATATTGTGTTGTTGATATAACGGGAGGCTACGGCGTTCAAACAATTGAAAAATTATTGGAGATTGGATATGAAAATATTCACTATGCCGAAGTGTCACATAAACCATCTAGAGATAGACTACAGGGATACATTAAAAAAGGTCAAAAATCAATGGCGGACGGCACTATAATTAATGTTGATTTAATTCCGGGTTTCTTTATTGGTTCTAATCGAGCATCAGTTTTGCTTGAATTTCAAAGGGCAATACACTTACAAGACGTAATCATTCGTTCAGTAAGGTTATTAGACGAACTAAAAACATTTGTTACGGTATCTGGAAATCGTGTTGCTGATCATAAACGCAGTTTTCATGACGATTCTATTATGGGTCTATCAATTGGTCTATATGTGCTCAATTTTGATATGGCGAGATTTAAGCAAAGTAAAGGGATTACAGAAAAAATGATTAACTCAATAATAACAATTAACGATATTGAGGAAATGAAAAGACGTGAAGAAGCCAATAATGCGAGAGAAGGAATTGTAGCTCCCCAAAGAAAACCAATGGTATCTCCAAACAGTTCATCACCATTAAATCCATATATTGTAAATTCTTGGTTATTTGCTGGAATTAAAGAAAAGAAGTAAATTTTCTTAGTATTTATAACAAATACATACTTTTCCATAATTTTAAAGTATTTATAAAAAACTATAAAAAATTATAAAATGGCAGATAATAAAGAAAAAAAAGGTACTGTTTATCAAAATCTAAATAATTTCATGAATTTAGATGGATTTAATGGTACTAATCAAAATATTGAACCTCAAGCTCAAACAGAAAAAATTATAATTAAAGGCAATACCCCGGAAGAGATTCACTTGAAGGGGCTAGAACTTGAGCAAAAGAAATCGCTACAAAATAAATTTTTTAGAACCACCGATAGGGGATTTCAAAAAGCACTACAATACGAAGCAGCTAGGCTTCCAGCGTATATTGACTATGAAGGCATGGAATATTATCCTATTATTTCTTCTGCGTTAGATTTATTCATGGAAGAAGCCACATGTATTGGACTTAACGGAAAAATGCTTAATATATATTCTAATAAGGAAAGAATTAAATTTTTATTAGAAGAATTTTTTTACGATATTGTGAACGTTAATGTCAATTTACCATTTTGGACTAGGAACACAGTTAAATACGGCGACAATTTTGTATTACTATATGGAGACAAAAAGAAAGGTATTACTCACGTTAAACAAATGGTAAATTATGAAATTGAGAGATTCGATAGAATTCAGAACGGTAAACCATTAGTTAAATTTAAAGAGAGAATGACTGGAGACGAGTTTAATACTTTCGAAGTCGCTCATTTTAGATTGCTTGGAGACGATAAATATTTGCCATATGGTGCAAGTATATTAAACAAGGTCAGGAGAGTGTTTAGACAGCTCGTAATGGCGGAAGACGCTATGCTAACTTATCGTATTATACGTGCAGGTGAAAAAAAGGTATTTAAGATCGACGTTGGTAACATAGATGAGGACGATATTGAGGATTATATCTATAAAGTTGCGACGAAATTCAAAAAAACATCACAAGTAAATCCTAATGACGGTCAAATTGATTATCGTTTCAATATTATGGGAAACGATGAAGACTATTTTTTACCAGTTAGAAATGCTAATACCCAAACCGGAGTAGATACTCTTCCCGGAGCATCGAATTTAGATGCTATACAAGATATTGAATACTTAAGAGATAACTTATTTATTGGTCTTGGAGTTCCTAAACCGTTCCTCTCTTTTCAGGATGCAAGTGGTGCTGGAAAAAATATGGCTCAGTATGACATTAGATTCGCAAAGAAAGTAAATCGTATACAACAAGCAATGATTCAAGAGCTAAATAAAATGGCTATGATTCATTTATTTATGTTGGGGTATTCTAATGAGGATTTAAGTAATTTCACACTAACACTAACAAACCCATCAACACAACAAGAATTACAAAAAGCCGAACTATTACGTGAAAAATCACAAACATACACAGAATTAACACGTGGTGAAGGAGGTATTGCAGCAATGTCACACACCGGAGCTAAACGCATGTTATTTAATATGAGCGATAGAGAAATTGTTGAAGATTTGAAACAACAGAAAATGGAAAAGGTTGTTATGCAAGAACTTGCAGATGCTCCTGTTAGTATTAAAAAGAGCGGATTGTTTACCGATATTGATAAAAGATATGGGGAAACGTCTGAAGGGATGCCACCACCGCCAAGCGGAGGAACTGAAGGGATGCCACCACCACCAATGGGTGGAGGAACTGAAGGGATGCCACCACCAATGGGCGGCGAGGGGGGTGTTCCTCCAGCAATTCCGGGATTGCCAAACCAATCCCCAAGCGATTTACCGCCAATTGCTGCCGAAGGTAAAAAACCTAGATTTAATTTAACTGACGATGAATTTGATGAACATTTAGAAAAATTAGTTGGTAACACCAATAGTGTTTCAAAGAAATCTTCGTCGAAAAATGGAAAGGTTTTAATTAAAGAAAACGATAAAACTAATTCAACACTAAATAAAAC